CAGAAGGAGCCCCCAGTAAGTATCTTTCGGGCACAGACAAAGTTGACAACATCAGTCCAGTGCTAACAAAGCCTTATGGCAGTGCTCGTCAAACCAAGTTAATGAAAAAATCGTTCGGGAGCAGTTGATGCGTCACTGGATGGAGTATGTCAAGGCCAGTTATGAAGTTATCATGGTTGCTGAAGAACGCAGCCAGATAATTTGGAGCATGAAGTAGAGGCATTTGTGGTTCACACTTTTGCCAGATACATGGAACAACCCAACATACCCACAGATGCCATTGCTATCAAGATGATGAGCGCCACTGCCACAACTGGTGAAACCCGCAAACGCAATTTTGAAGAAATAGCACAAGAATGCTTGCTCATTGATGGGCTAGAATTGAACAGTCGCCGCTGGCCCAGTCAGAGTTACTTCCGTGATATGGGCAAACTGGCACTGGAACATCGTGCCTGGACTGACAGGCCACCTGAATTGTTTTTTGAGCGAGTCAGCCATCAGTTTGACAAAATATCGCAAGTACTACATACTGTAAAATTATGAGAATCAACGAAATCAGCCTGGGGCGCAGAGTCAGTTATCCATTTTTCAGCATCTTTGATGTTGTACAACAACGCCAAGATGGTCGTCCTGGACTGAAAATCAGATTCCAAAAAAAGAAGAATCTACCAGCAGAAGCAATGCAGAGTGGCATTTATGCCTGGCATCATCCGGACTGGGGCTATTTCTATGTGGGCATTGCCAGCAAGAACAACTTTCGTGAGCGTTGGTACAAACACATTCAAAAACTACTAGATCAGTGCACCACAGCCACACAGATGCGTAACTGGAAACAATTCAGTGATCGTTTTGCTCAGGCTGGCTATGGTATGAATGATTTGAAGGATATTACCATACATTTCTATCCTGGGAGATGACCCAGCCACCTTCAAGGCCAAATTGGGAACTATTGAAGATCGTATAGTGGCCTGGTTGAACCCAGCATGTAATTATCAACATGATCCCAGCAGGCCTAGTAGCACTCGTGTTCCACCTGCCCGGAACCCCCAACAATAAATGCAAGAATTACTCTATCTACTAATTACAACTCACATCACAATCATTTGTGTGACTGTTTATTTGCACAGAGGTCAGGCACATCGTGGCCTAGAGTTTAATCCAGTGCTGAGTCATTTCATGCGTTTCTGGTTATGGCTCACAACTGGCATGGTCACCAAACAATGGGTGGCCGTGCACCGCAAACACCATAAGGATTGTGATGTGACTGGTGATCCACACAGTCCATTGATACACGGATTACGCAAAGTTCTGTTCAAGGGAGCCTGGCTATACAACACTGCCGCACAAGATAAAAACATGGTAGAGTCTTATGGCGTGGGAACACCTGCTGACTGGATAGAGCGAAATCTATACACACCATATAGTCGCCTGGGCATAGGCATACTGTTGCTCATAGATGTTGTGCTATTTGGCTGGTGGGGCCTGTTGATCTGGGGCATACAGATGATCTGGATACCTTTCTGGGCTGCTGGTGTGGTCAATGGTATAGGTCACTGGTGGGGATACAGAAATGGACGCACCCGCGATAACAGTCGCAACTTTAGCCCCATTGGCCTAATCATAGGCGGCGAAGAACTGCACAACAATCATCATTTGAATCCTGGCAATCCCAAACTGAGTCATCGTTGGTTTGAGATTGATGCAGGCTGGATTTACATTCAACTGTTTAGGCGACTAAAACTGTTGAAGTTACGACACTCGCCTTAGGACCGAGTGGGCGGCTGCTGCCTGTGTGACTGGATTCGCTACCCATATCACCAAAGTGAGCACTAAATACTAACATGCGAGCCAACGATTTCCAATTCCATGATACAGCCAGACTAGACCAGATGCTACGAAAACTGGTACACATGATTGTGCGTGGTCAAGAACTGGATGATCAGTATTTCGGATTGGTTGCGGCTTGCGTCATAGACAACCAGAATCGCATTGTGTGCGGCCTAAATCATGCCGCACCCGATGGCCGCCGCGTGCATGCCGAACGTGTGGCTCTGGATCGTTATCGTGAACAGTATGGTGAACCAGAGTCTGGTAGCATCATAGTCACAACACTTAGCCCATGTATGCATCAGATGGATGAGCGTTATGGTGAAAGTTGCCTAGAACTGATAAACGGAACTAACATACACAAAGTGTATTGCGGTTATAGTGATCCCACACAAGTGGCGCGCGATGCTCCCAAAACATTCAGTTTGCGTGAAACTCGCAATCCAGCCATTCGTGCAGATTGCAAAATCATTGCTCACCAGTTTTTAGATAAAGTTTAACCTGCGCGGATTTCGTCGTAGGTCTTTACGATTTCCAGATTTTCTGGATTGTGCTTTCTATCATATGGCACAGGCAGTTCCTGCCATTCACTCTCACTCACATTACATGTGACAAACAGTTGGTAGCGATGACCATCACTGGTATACATGTCCACATTTTCAAAACCCAGCGCACTACGACTGGCCTTGATTAGTGCCTCACCCAGTTGCCTGAGTGCTGCTGGTTCTCCCACAATGTAAGCACGACCTTCAGGTTCCCTGTGGTTATGCATGTGTAATCTGGCTCTAGTGTTTGACATGTTGAACATCCTTTAGGCGTAGCCTTTTGTGTTTCTTGACTGTAACATATTCTGTGTTATTTCTATAGCCCAATTGTCCCACACCCCACAAGATAGGCTGATCCTGGAAACTCATGGCCTTGTCCAGGATCACATCCAGATAACGACCATTGCCTGTTCCCACAGTCACAAATGTAATGTATTCTTTGGGCTTGCTCTTGAACACACGATAGTTGGCCACCAGGCCACAAAACTCTACTTCACCTGGTCTACGAACTTCATCACAGACTGGCAAGAATCTGTGACTGTGCCAGTGTCCGTGAGCCATCAGTTCACTGACTTCGTTGCCCTCGTACACACTATGTACTGCACCAGCCAGTTTGGCCTCATGATGATAGACCCAGCGACTGTAACTACCCTGACAATGTTTCAGGGTAGCACGCCAGAACTTCTCTGGATTGTGTGCCTTCTGATAGGCTATGGCCCAAATAAGGCGGCCCAGGTTGATTGCATGAGCGCGACACAGACCAAAGTTACTCAACTCATTCAAGGCCAGGAAAATCTCATCACGGTTTTCATGATTGCCCATCAAGTCCATGAACTCATAAATCTTTTCTTCATTCTTCTTGGCAAACGCCCGGCGCCACATGTCTGCCTCATAGTGGTTGCAACCCAGAAGTTTACTGATCAACAGTATGGCATCATCTTCAAACACAATGGTATCATTCAGGCAATCTTTACTCCAGTCCTGAAAGAAACTGGCTTTGCGACGGCCCTGTGTGGCTACTGGACGGATCAAGGCCGTGGCCAGCACGCAATCTTCGCGGCGTTGAGGACGAATGGCTCGCAACAATCTACGCATTGCAGGACTTTCTGCTTGTGTTACTCCAAGTACATTGCCACTACTTAATAACTCTGCGGTTTTTTCATCATGCTCCGGATAATCCAGTAGCCCCATGTTGGGTTCTATTTCATACAACTGACTCAGGCCACGATTGGCCAGTATGTCAATCTTGAAATGCTCCAGATCCTCAATCTCATGCTTGTCTAATAGTATTTGGTTTTCACCATTTATCAAACTCCGTGGCACTGGTCTATCAAAAATTAGAATGCCACCACAATGCTTGCTGATGCATCTTTTCTTGCCCAGTAACTTGTTGGCTAACTTTTTGGCATCTTCGGCAAACTCTGGTACCACTTTTTCCAGGTCAATGTTTCGTGGCAATCTGCCCTTGGCGCCAAATCTTTTGGCTGCCTCACGCACCGCACTCTTTTCTTTGTATGTGACATAGTTGCTCACTCTGGCACTCTGACCCGGCCAGTTTTTGTAGATACGATTCATGACCGTTTCTTGCTGCCAGTGTGGGAAATCCAGGTCAATGTCTGGCAGGTCATCACGCTTGGGGTTCATGAACCGGCTGAGTGGTATGTTCTCATGAACTGGGTCAACATCACTGATGCCCAAGAGATAACAAATCAGGCTACTGCCGGCCGATCCACGAGTCATGTGCGGTATGTCTCGTGTCAGGTTCAGTATTTCTACTACTCGGAGAAAATGTTTGGCGAAGCCCAGTTTGGCTATGAGTTCCAGTTCTTCTTCCAGACGTTGCTCATAGGCTGAGCCGGCTGGTAGCTGGCGGACAAATTTACCCACAAGGGTTTCTAGTTCTTGGAATCGTGTTTGCATAACTAAGTAAATGGTTGAGTGATAAACTAAGAATGTGGTATTTACCAATACTAGCCTACTCTTGGTAAAAAGTTTCTGCAAAGTATGTTGACTTTCCACACAGGCATGCTATACTAAGTATCTGTCTACTGAAAGGAACTTATGTCTGACAATTTTGATAGCCCCACCTCATTTAGCGGTGACCAAAAAATTAAACTCACACAGTTGATCAACGAAGGCATGCAGGTCATGCACGAAATTGATACCCTGAATGAAGGCCTTAATGACACAATCAAGGCAGTCGCTGAAGAACTCAATGTCAAGAGCGCAGTACTGAAAAAGGCCATTCGTGTGGCACACAAAGCCGAATTTGGCAAGACACAAAAAGAGCAAGAATTACTTGAAACTATCCTGACTACCGTGGGCAAGACTCTGTGATGAGATTGATCCAGGGCATAGTTGACTGGATTCGTGATGATTGGGCCAGCCATCCCGTGAGGTGTGTGCTGGAAATCTTAGCCTGGTTCCTGAGCATCGGGTGTAGTTTCACCATGATGCTCACACTGCCTGATCCACCATTCCTCGTCCTTTATCCACTGTTCATGATCCAGTGTGCAATTTTTGCCTGGGCCGCCTGGACACGGCAAAGTTCCGGAATGTTGGCAAACTACATTTTGTTAGTTACAATTGATGCAGTTGCCCTGATTAGACTATTGACACTATGAGTTATATTGACGCATTACACGACCGTGAGCGTGATATTATCCGTGTGGTGGAACGAACACCAGACGGAAAACGCCACATCGTGGAATATCCCACCAACTATGTATTTTATTATGCCGATCCCAAGGGCAAATATCGCACTGTATTCGGCGATCCAGTAAGTCGTTTTAGTAGCCGCAAACGGCAGGAGTTTCAAAAAGAACTCCGTGTCATGAGTGGCAAACAGATTTACGAAAGTGATGTGAATGTGGTGTTCCGTTGCCTGGCAGATAATTATCTGGACAAACCGGCTCCCCGTCTACACACAGCATTCTTTGACATTGAAGTGGACTTTGATCCAGTCAAGGGTTTTAGCCCCACTAGTGATCCCTTTAATCCAGTTACAGCTATCTCTATATACATGGACTGGCTGGATCAACTGGTCACGCTGTGTATTCCTCCGCGTAGCATGACAGCAGAAACAGCCAACGAGATTGCTGGCAGTTTTGAAAATACATTTGTATTTGATACTGAAGCAGAAATGTTTGAAACATTTTTTGCCTTGATTGAAGATGCTGATGTACTCACTGGCTGGAACTCATCAGGGTACGATATTCCCTACATGGTCAATCGTGTTACTCGCGTGATGAGCAAGGATGATACTCGCAAGTTTTGCCTGATGGGCGAACTGCCCAAGAGCAGAACATACGAACGGTTTGGCCGCGAAGAAACCACTTTCGACTTAGTTGGTCGTATTCACATGGACTACCTGGAGTTATACAAGAAGTATAACTACGAACAACGCCACAGTTACAAACTGGATTACATTGGCGAAATGGAAGTGGGTGAAAACAAAACACAGTATGAAGGCACACTTGATCAATTGTATAACCGTGACTGGCGTAAGTTTCTGGAATACAACCGCCAGGATACCATGTTGTTGTTCAAGATCCATGACAAACTAAAGTTCTTGGATTTGGCTAACCAACTGGCGCATGAGAACACGGTTCTACTACCCACAGTCATGGGCAGTGTGGCCATGATTGAGCAGGCAGTTATTAATGAGGCACACAGCCGCGGCCTCATAGTTCAGGATAAAACACAAAGGAGTGAAGGTAATGACGACGAACAAAC